CAGCCGAGGACGGCGTACCGGCCAGGCTGATCTTCAGATTGGCCTTGGGCTTTTCTTTCTTCACCGTGGCAGCCGTGGTCTGCGCAGTGGCCGGCGGGGCGGACTGCGTTGCAGAAGCTGCATAGGCGCCGGTCTGCTGGGCCGCAGCAGCAGCAGCGGCAGCAGCAGCATCCTTTTGGTACTGGTCCTGCAGCTTGGCTGTCTCGGCATTGGCTGCCTCGATCTGCTTCTGCAGCTGATCTTGAAAAGCCTTCTGCTGCTCAGCCATCTTCTTCTTGTAATCCTCCATGGATGCGTTGTTGCGATCAATGTCTTCCTGGCTAGGGCCCTGGTAGACGATGTTCGGCTGCGATGGGGCAGAGAAAAAGCACATGGCTATGCAGAAGCAATGTTGAGACCAGCGCCCTGGCTGGAGGCAGAGGCCACCTTGCGTTCAATCCGCAAGGAACCCTTGCCCTTGGTTGTCACGGCACCACGGCTACGGCCAACCACTGGCGCTTCGGCAGCTTTCTCTGGTGGGGGTGTGCCGATCAGTGCCGCCAGCCGTGCTGCCTGAGCTGATGTGTCATTGGCTTGCTGCAGTCGCAGATCACGCAGCTCTGTCAGCTGCTTCTGCTGCGCCATGGTTGCTGCGTTCAACTCCTGCTGCTTCTTGTTTGTCTCACCCTCCATGACCGCCTTCATGGCGTCAATCTGAGCTTGCCCCATCCGGTCGTATGCACCGGTATCAGGCATGTGGATTGTGGCGGGTGGCGGGCTCCCAAAGCACATGATCAGTTGTCCTCCAATCCAAAGGCACCCTCTTCCTGCTCTTCCAGCTTGGCGGCAAGCCAACGGACAACAGAAACCTGGCCGGCCCGAAACCAGACTTCCTTCTCATGCCAGTCCAGATCAGCAGCACGCTCTGGGAACTGTGTCGCCAGAGCTGCCACCAGTTGTTCAGACAGACGCGGGAAGTAAGGCACAACGATTGGCCGTGTTGTCTCAGGTTACCGGCGGGTTCCAGAGCAGAGGAATACCCCGCTCATGGTCGTATTCACCACTGCGAAGTATCCGCGCACAGCGGGCCTGGGCAATGGCATAGCGCTCGTTGAACCCAGCCTTCTCGTAAGCAGCGAGAACAGCTGCCCACATGTCCCGCTCATCCAGCAATCCGTCCAGCGCCTTGGCCGCGGCAACCGGGCCGTACTTCGGGCAGCCGGGGTAGTTGTCGGACGTGTCGCCGGTCAGGGCCTGGCAGTAGAAGGCAAGGTCCGCTTGCCTCTTGCTCACCTCCACCGGCTTGCCATCAGAGAGATGAACGCCAGGGATGGTCTTCATGTCCTTGTCGTAGCTGACGATCACGTCGCCCTCTTCGTAGAGGATGCCGAGCACGTCATCACCCTCCACATCCTTCAAGGTGGCAATCTGCCAGCCGCGACCAGGGGCCACGTCCTTGACCCACTCAATCAGCTGCTTGTACCCAGCTGGCTTGCGGTACTTCTTCCGGTTGGCCTTGTACCCAGGCCAGACGGAATAGCGAAAGGAGAGCCCATCACTGAAGACCAGCACAGGGTCGTGATCCGGCAGGGTGCTGGCAAAGGAAGCAATGTGGGACTGGAAGGTTTCCTTCGCTACTGCGTGCAAGCACTCGTAGGTCCAGACATCCTTCTCAACCTCAAGCTCGTACTCCGCACCAGACGCAGCGCGGTAGAGGTACAGCTCAGCATCAATGAGAGCTTTCATTGCACCTCCTGACCGGAGTCGCGCAGCATCCGGTCGGCAACCTCATTGATGGCCATGTGGCAGATGCGTGCCTGTTCCACCGTTGGGGCCCAGGTGCGGATGATGCCAGCCAGCTCTTTGAGCACAGCCTGCATCCGGCGGGTGTCATCAATGCTGTACTCGCCCAGCTCCCAGTACACCTTGAGACAGGCTTCAGTGAGGTTCATTTCAAGACGATGATCTTGGCGGTGGGCCAGCGCTTGCTGGCATAGAGCTTGGCCTTGGCAGCGGTCTCGGCCTGAAGCGATGTCTTCATTGGGTTCTCACCCGGAACTGACACCATCAGCTGAAACAGGTGGGTCTTGACCCCAGGCCGCGGCCGGCTGATGCCGTCCCCCAGAACTGGCGTGGCTGCTTCGATGTGGGGCAGCAGCTTGTAGGTAATGGGTTTGTTGGCCATCACTGCTTGTGCGCTTCGTAGACGTGCTCAAGACCCCGCATGTAGCCATCCCACCAGGTCGTGGAATAGGACTGCGGGTTTTCCTTGTAAGCCTTGTTGTAGTTGTCCAAGGCCATGATCTTGAGGCGCTTGAGCGTGCCGACTGTGACATCAAGCAGTTCGCCATCAAGCGGGTCGGACATTGCGGAGGTCATAAACGGTGGTGGTTTTAGGTTTGCTTCCAATGAAAGAAAGAATGCTGACGCTGTTTGAGTTGATGCCGGTGACCGTTCCTTTCTTCCACCCGTCAGCGGTGTAGAAGGTGACGGCCTGGCCTCTGGAGAGCTGGTTCCAGCTCAGAAGGGGCTGCCTGGTTCCTGCCATGTCTGCTCCATGGTTTGGCTGCTCTCGTTGAACACAAAGGACCCGCTGTACCCGCATCGGCCCAGCATCCGGTTCTTGAGGCAATAGGAATGGGTGGTCTGATCACCGCGTTTGCGGCCCAGGGCCCAGATGGTGTCAGCCAGCTGAACGATGGAGTGGCTGCCCCTGATGTCATGCAGTTCAGGGATGCCCCCGTCCTCCATGTTTTTGGATTGGCTGGACCCACGGTTCAGGTGGTTGATGGCCACGACCGTGCATTTGGTGGCAGCGATGAACGACCGGATGCGAGTGACCAGGGCATCAAGGTGCCTGGTGTCTTGAGCCAGGCCCGAGCCGAGGATGGTCAGGTGGTCGAGGAACAGGAACTCACACCCAAGGGCACGGACCATGTAGTTCATGCGCTGCAGGATCGAGTTCTCGTCCAGCGAGCCGAAGTGATCGAAGAGCTCCAGGCGGCCTGAACCGGTCACGAACTTGTCGGCCTGGGCAATGCGCAGCATCTCCTCATCGGTGACACCTGCGTAGTTCTGTCTGGCGTGCAGCTGGATGCCAGCAGCCATGCCAACGAACCGGAAGATCGCTTCGTCAACGGTTTCCTCCAGGCCAATCCAGCCAACCTTCTTGCCCTTCTCCATCAGGCCAAGGGCCAGGGCCCGGGCAAAGGTGGTCTTGCCCACGCCAGAGCCAGCGACCAGCACGATCAGCTGGTTGTCATAGAAGGGTGTCTTCTGGTTCCACCAGGTGAAGGCCGAATCCGTGGCCGTGCGCTGCGGTGGCTTGAGCACCAGGCCCTGGTAATCCGATGCTGGGCGGATGCCATCGGGCCTGACTTCCTTGGCGGCCATGACCGCATCCCGGACTGCCATGGCACCCAGCTCGACGAGGGTGTCATTGGCGTCCTTCCTGGGGAAGATGACGCGCCTGACCTTGCCTGCATCAAACAGACCCATCAGATCCTTGGCGGCTTTCTCGCCCGGGTCATCCATGTCAGTGGCGACGTAGATGACCCTGAACTGCAGGTAGAAGTCCAGCTGCTTCTTGACGAAGGCCGCGGCATTGCTGGCCCCGTTGGGAACGCTGATGCCAATGACCTTGCCACCTGTGGCCTGGGTGATGGATGGGGCGTCGATCTCCCCCTCGCAGATGGCAATGGCGTCGTGATGCCCTGGGTTGGCCAGGTGTGCGCCAAAACCGGTGATGGGTGTGGGGTCCCCGTCCCACCAGACCCGGGTCTTGTCAGCTGTGCGCCATTTGCGGGCTACCACCTGTCCGGCCTTGTCGCGGTACTGAAAGACCAGCACCGTGCCATCACGCTGGATGCCGTACTGCTCCAGGGTGCGAGTGTCCAAGCCCCGGAAAGGCGCTTCCCAGGGCGTTGCAACGAACTCCCTCATGGCCCCCACAGACGGTAATCGGGAGGGCTGGATCTGCGGTCTGGGATTGAACTCGTCAAAGACCTTGTGGGTTTGACAGCTGAAACAGTGGGAGTGGGAGGAATAGATTGCAAGTGCGTCAGAAGACCCGCAATCAGGGCAAGGCTGGTGAATAGCAACGGCTTCATCAGTCATCGACCTCCAGGGTGGGTGTGATGTTTTCAACCATCCCTGCGCTCTTGCCGGCGTAGACAGCAAGAACCTCGTGGGTGGTGTAACTCTTGTGGCACTTGTTGCAGACCCGGTAACGGCGGAAGAAGTCAGGTCTGGACTTGACTTCCTTGACCGTTGATTCAGGGCTGCCGCAATAGGGGCAGTTGATCATGGGGCTTCCCAAACGAGCTTCATGAAGATGCGGGCTTCCTTGGTGGATGCCTTGAAATAACGGGCAGCAATGGCACGGATCACGGTGACGTTGTCATCGGTCCAGAGCAGGCCATTGCCTGCATCCATGACGCTGCCCAGGCGGTTGTCCAGGTCACCCCTGGCAGGGCCGTAGAAGTGAACAACCAGGCAGTTGATGTGCTCCAGCGGTGGCTCAGTCCACCATTCGCCCATGTAGGCGCGGACCTTGGTCTTCCATTCGGTGTAGACCTTGTCCATGTACGGCCTGGCAACACGAATGGTGCTGCGGGGCCGTGGTTTGGACATGGGTCTGAATGGCAGGAGCAGGTCCCGGCATTCGATGGGCATTAACTTTGCCTCAGTCTTTCGACCACCCTTGGCAGCCACAGGAGCTGGTATCCGGTGTGCCCGTTATTGGCAAAAGGCTTGGCCTCTCCGTATTCCATGCCGGCTTTTGTAAGCTGCCAGCCCTGATTCGTGAGGACCTGCAGCCCTGCATCCCTCAGCATTCGATTGACGATTTTGGGCGCAGTGTTGCCAAGCAACTTTCCGACTGCAGTGGCATTGAGAGTCGGGACTTCGCCCTCTGCAGCTGGCAAGGCCAACCGCAGCTCTTCCATTCGCAAGCCAGTTGCCTTTTCAATGGCGTTGTAAGCATGGGCATAAGCAATGCCTGGCTTGACGCCAATGTTCGGCAAGACAGCAGCGCAGCGGAGATAGACGGCGGCTATGTCGTCTTTTCCCCCGGAAAGACTTGCTTCCGGTGGCGCAGCTGGAGCCACGCTGTAGGTGCCTGTCTTTCTGAGCTGAGGCAGGATTTCTCTGGTAACCAGGTGACGCAGCTGCTTGCCCTGAGGTTTGTCGCTGCGGACCACCACGTCGTAGAAGCCCGACTCCGAGATCACGGTCAGGGTCTGGGTCCCGCCAAGGGTGGAGATTTGACCTCCACCCTTTTGGTCTGGGTCCAGCCGGTCGGCCAGGTCCGCTGTGCGCCTGATCTCCAGCGCCTTTGCCAAGTCAGTGGCCACGAAGCCGATGTCCTCGGTCGTGCCCGCCTCGGTGGTGAAGTTGCGGACGATGCGGATGAAGTGGGGGCCGAACCAGAACCCGTCATCCTCGGGGCGAAACGCAAGACCCATCAAAACGGCACCTCATCGACGGCCTGGTACCCGCCCGGCACCACGTCGAACAACTCCTCGGCATCAGGCTTGCCCTGGTACTCGACCAGCTCAACCACCTGCGCAGCCCGAGGCTGGAAAGTCATGCCATTCCCGGCTGATCCCTTCCAGGCGTAGATGTCAAAGCCAATGATCATCTTGGAGCCGTTGCCGATCTCGGTTCCCGTCGGCCAGGGCTTCTTAGCTGCATCGAACAGGGTCGGCGGTTCCGATGTGGTGCCGTCCTTGCGGGTGAACTCGGGCAACTTGAACTTGACGATCACCTTGCCGTCGTCATCGCCTGTGCCCTGCTTCCAAGGAAAGCCGTGGTTATGGGCCCGGCCAGCGGGGTGCAGTTCCTGAAACTTGTCCTCCATTGCCTGCAGCCAGGCCATGGTCTCTTTGCTGGTGGCATCCAGCAGGAAGTCACAGGTCCAGCTGGGGCGCTTCTCGGGGTCGAACCTGTTGGTCCGGGCTGGGCCAACGAGCTTGCACCAGCGGACTTCCCCCAGGGGGGTTTTGAGTAGTTCTTTCGCCATGCAGTAGGGCGTGGGTCGTGGGACCGACTGACCCTACATGGACCTCTACGACCCCGCAATGCACCTACGACTGGTCTCGTGAGTCTTTAGCTGAACACGTAGGGATTTGACCCGATCAGCCCAGGCTCCAGGTCCCCGTACGCCGGCAGCTTCGGCAGCTTCAACCCAGTGCTGGCCTCAATTTCCTCCTTCCACACGGCCAGCCAGTCCGTTCGATACAGCCCCGCAAAGTTCCACAACAACCGGTCGTGTAATTCGGTGGCGTGTAGGGGTGTTGTCGCAAAGCAATCGTGGTTGGTCAGCAGCGGTGCCTTGATCTGCGCCATGGCATTGGTCACATGGATCAGCAGCGCTGCATCCATCGAATGCACGGTGTTGGCACAGACGGCCTTGCGTGCTGCAGCCGGGTTGAGCTTGGCTTCGATGGGTGCATCGGCAAAGGTGATCGCTCGCCGCTGGCCGAACAGCAGCGTGGGCACCCGGGTGGTGGTGAGCATCCGATCAGCCAGCCGCATGGGGAACCCGGTTGGTGCTGTCCACTCCACCGGGTAGCCATGGTTCATGACCTTGCCGACCACCTTGTGCAGCCATGCTTTGACCACCATGCAGGGGGTGACCACCTCCATCAGCTCACGCCACAGCCGGCTGGCCAGGTACTTGGCTGGGGTGGCAACGCGGTAGTTGAACTCCTCCAGCGGCACATAGCCGTAGTGGGCATCGAGCACATCCACGAGCATGTCGGACACGGCCATGAACTTCCCGCCGTAGGGGACAGCCAGCACCGGGCCTTTGACCAGGGAACGGGTGATGCCGTAGTTGAGCCATAGCGATGCCAGGGACCGCTCCTTGTCGGTGTCACCGAACTCCATGTCGTGCTTGAGGGCCTCGATCACCCGCTCAGCAACGACTGAGTACAGGTCCCTGGGGGTGCTGCCCCAGACATTGCACAGCCGGGCGATGCCCTTCTGCCTGGTCATGGCCGACAGGATCCCCAGGCCGGATGTGGTCTGATCCAGGCGGATGGGGACACCTGTGCTGCCTGTCTCCAGCGCTTCCTTCAGGCCGCGGCAGGCTTGCAGGTACTGCCAGGGGTCTTTGGCTGAGCGCCAGAGCTCCAGCCGGCCCAGCGGGTCTTCGGCTGCTGCCAGCATCTGCTGGCGGTGATCCTGACCCCACTGCAGCCGGTCCTTCCAGGTGCTTCTGGACAGGCCGTGGTGTCCCGCTGCTGCCTTGAGAATCCAGTCGATGCCATCAGGGCCCACGGGCTCTGGCTGCATGGTCAGCAGGCTTTTCTCGTAGTCGGGTCCCTGGTGGGTGACGTAGCGGTTGACCGTGTAAAGCCTTGAGCGGTGGTCCAGCTGATACGCCTGCCAGATGGTGCGATCTGCCAGGGCTTCTGCGTGCTGGATGGCTCGCTCGATCTTGACCCGGGTGCTTCTGTTCTTCTCCCGGTCCCGGTGCGCCATGGATGCCAGCCGGTTGCGTTCCTGCAGCGCTTCCAGCGATGGGTCAGAGCCCAACCGTTCCGGCACCGCCATGGGCACCCTGCTGCAGGGAAACAGGCCGTCAATGCCGTTGTCCCAGGCCAGCCGCAGGTAGCTGGTCATTTCCCCGGACACCTGCAACGGCACAGCCTGCACGGCATTGACCGCTGCCAGCACCTGGCTCATGTCGGCCTTGCGGTAGTGCTCGACTGCTGTGCCGTATCGGTCCTCCATGTCCTGGGCCGGGACACGGACCAGCGGTTCTGGGTTGTCCAGCAAGCCACCGCCGAACAGGTCATGCCATGGCCGCGGCGGGCAGACCATGGCCCCATGGCTGGTGGGGATGACCGAGGGCGGGCAATGCCGAATGAAGGACAGCACGTCCTCGGTGGGTTCGACGTAGTAGGGCGTTCTGTTGCCCACCCGGCGCTTGGTCACCTTGAACATGCCGGTGGGTTCCATGCAATCGAGCAGGAACTGACCCACCTGCAGCTTGGCCTTGTCGTTCCAGTCCGGGCATGGACAGGCCAGGGCCCGCATGACCTCCTTGCTGGCAATGGCCCGGCGGCTCAGTCCTGAACTGCGAAACAGCTTGCGCTGGGTCAGCGGTGACCGGTGCCGCAGACGGATCAACCGGTTCTCGTTCTCCAGGGCCCGGCCAATGGTCTGGCAGAACGTGGCCAGGGTTTGCCTGCGGGTGAGCTGATCCAGTGCAGCGATCAGACCCACCGCTGCCACCTGCTCCAACGAGTCGAACTCGTTCAGGTACGGCAGGGCGGCGCCGTGGATCCGTGCCCGGGTTGGGTCACAGATGAACCCCTCCACGTTGAACCGGATGGTGTCGGCCACCTTCTCGTGCATCTGCTGAAACAGCAGCCGGCCATGGCTGAGGGCTGACTCTTTCTTGAACTCCTTCAGCCGGCGCTGGCTGGACAGGTAGGCCATCTGCGACCGGTCCTTGTCCTGCAACTGCCGGGCGATTTGCTCGTCTTCTGGGGAGTGGAAACTCTGCAACTGGCTTGCAACAGGACTCTGAATGCAAGCTATCTACTCCACCCCCGTATCGCCCGCACAACACTGGGCCTGAACTGTGTTTCCAATTGCTCTACGAGAGCGTATTGCCGTTTATGCAGATTTTAAGTCTGCTGCGTCTACCGGTTTCGCCATGCCCCCAGGCGTTTTGAAAGACAGTTGCAGGCAAGTTGCGGCAAGTTGCGGCAACCCATCGCAACTAATCCAGTCGTGTGGACGCAGTAGACACTAGCTGATCAAGCTCCTGTTCGTCCGTAAATCGTCTTTTTGGCATGGTTTTAAAGTTAGGTAATTGAAATCTGTAAAAAGTTGTTCGGCGTTGGGGCCTGGGGCCGACTTGCCTGCGTGGGCGTGGTTGACCACAATCCCTGTCTGTTGAGTGCTTCAAGGCATCCATCCAGCCGCGTTGCATCCAGGTGCAGGTAACGCTCACAGGCAGCGGTGGACCGGTGCCCCAGCCAGGTCTTGATTTCCAGCAGGCTGCGGCCTGCCACAGCCAGGCGTGAGCCGCAGGTGTGCCGGGCTGTATGGATGCTGAGCTGCTCATTGGCCAGGCCCAGCGTGGTCAGGGCCTTGTCCATGACGTAACGCATGGCTGCGTAGCTGATGGACCACACCGGCAGATGGGGTAGCGGTGGTGCGTAAGGCTCGATGGCTGCCCTGGCCCGCACTGTCAGGCCCAGGGTGCGGTTGCCTTGCTTGTTGTCCTGGGTGTCCTTGTAGAAGGTGACCGTGCCCCGCTGCAGGTCCAGGTGACGGCCCCTGAGGCGTGTTGCCTCGCTGAACCGTGGGCCCATCTCAGTCAGAAAGATGAACAGGTCTGCTTCCTGCCGTTTGCCCCAGGCCAGCAGCAGGGACGCGATGGCCTCGATCTCCTGGGGCGTGTAGATCCGGTCCTTTTGGTTGCTGACCTTCAGGCCCTTGGGTAGTTGGGGCAGGGTGTCGATGCCCTGGGCGATGGCCATCTCCCGCATGACCCGCAGGGTGCTGACCTTTTTGTTGATCGTGCTGCTGGCGTTGCCCTTGGCTGCCATGGCATCCCGAAAAGCATTGACCTCGCGCCCACCAATGGCTGACACCTCCATGCCAGGGCCAAAGAAGACCAGCACCTGCCGGGCATACAGCAGCGCTGAGCGCTCGTAGGGCGTTCCACGCCAGACCTTGGTCTCTGCATCCCTGAGGGCATCCTGCAGGGTGTAGCAGCGCCTGCTGGGTGCCTCTGGTGCGGTGTTGTGCTGCTGGGCCAGGAAAGCATTCAGCTTGGCTTGGGCCTCGATCTTGGTCTTGCCCTTGAGTTGCCGGCGTTGACCGGTTGCGGTGTAGCAGCTGGCAACCCAATCGCCATTGCTACGCCGTGAGACGTTCCCCCGTGCTGTGTTGGTCATGGTGTGTTGTGGTAGTTGGTGCCTGGGTCAGCAGGGCATCGAGTGCTCGCATGAACTCCCGGCCTTTCTTGTTCAGCCGTGCCCGATACCGGCGGCCTTCTCCTGCGTCCCGGTAAATCTCGACCAGGCCCAGGCTGTTCTTTCGGTGCAGGGGGTCTTCCCCCAGGCTGTTCAAGGTTCGGGAAACGGATGCGTTGGACAGGCCAAACGCTTCCTCGATTTCCCGGTACGTCCCCGATGACCTCTGGGCCAGCCAGACCAGGACAGTGGCGTGATGAATTGGCATTGCCCCTGGGTCCAGCGAACCAAGCAAACGCAGGCAAGCCTCCAGTCGATCCAAAGCCATTGCCTGACTCCTGTTGTGTGCCATGGGGATGTATCCACCATGGATCGTAGTGCCACTGCAGGGCCGCTGAACTCCGCATAAACAGCGAAATGCCCCTTGCGGCCTTGTAATGGAAGCGCAAGGGACATCAGCAGACATGCCGCCAGATCAGGCATGAGTCGTAGGGGTCGTGGTGTTGTGGGCATGATACGGGGCCGAAGAATGCCGCGGAAGTGCAGCGTGAAACCCGTAGCAATGCCTCACCGGTGCCCGTTCTTACTGGGCCCGGGCAGCAGCTCCAGCTCTCGCAGGACCTTCCACCCCATCACTGACAGAAAGATCACCGGTGCTTTGCGGCCTGGGCGTTTGATTCGCTTCAGCAATGGCAAGGCGGGGGTGATCACTGCTCCATCGCTGCGTCTGCGCCATGGAACAAAGGTCCGAATGGCCCGGCTGATCGGGCCGTTCTTGGCACCGGTCAACACCTCTAGCTCGGCTGCGGTCTTGGGCCCGGTTGCAACGTGCAGCAGCACTTCGACAGAAAGGAGCCCGGTCTGATTCTGCGGCAGGTTCATCCTGAGCAGAGTCAGCAGCCGGGCTGCGTTGGTGAGGTGATTCACTTGCCGATGGACTTGATGATCTGGGTCTTGCGGTCAGCGGTCCAGCGAACTGCTGTGAAGTCGGCAGGCAACCCAGGCAGTGGCTTACGGGTTGACCGGTTCGGGTCGTACTTGTGACCCACCTTTAGGACCCATAGACAGGGTCCGAGCATGGACAGCAAGGCAAAAGTGGCCAACATCACGCCACCTTCAACGCCAGGGAGGCCCGGGAACGGGCCCTGCGTGGCTTGCGGGTGGTAGTGGCCTTGATAGGGGCTGGGGCTGGCTGTGGGGCCTTGTGGGCCTTGCTGGTGGGCTTGTACCCGGCCAGGGCCAGCACCAGGGCCAGCAGCTGGATGAGCAGTTGACCAAGAGCCAGCGTTGCTACAGCAGCCAGCTCGATGGGGTGTGGGTTGTTCATGGGTTGGGTTGTGGTAGTTGGTGCTGGTGAGCCCAGCAGGGAAGCCCCGCAGGGCCTCCGGGATGGGATCAGGCAGGGATCAGGGCGATCACCTCGTCATCCAGAGCAACGCACTCCTGGACTTCTGCCAGGCGTTGCCGGCCCAGCCAGTTCAGGTTTCCGCGTGGTTCACCTTTGAGCCCCAGCTGGCACCAGAGCCAGGCGCTGTAGAAGCCCCCGGCGGTGTCTTTGTGGCCCGTTGTGGATGCCTGCTCGTGTGCTCGGTTGACTGCGTGACGCAGCACCTCGCTCAGTTGGTCAAGTCGCATGGGCCCGTGGATGGGTTGCATGGACTCGGGCCAATCGAAGTAAGCCATGGCTCAGCCCTCCACCTGCATGGATTCGACCGTGGCGAAATGATCGCCGGCCTGGGTGCCTGCCCAGGCGTTGAAGTCCCGGGCGCAGGCCCAAGCCTCCTGGTAGGTGTCAAACGCATCGAGCAGGGTCTGGCAGCCCTGGCCCCAGTCGATGACGGCGTATTCGGTGTGCATGGGTTGGTTGTGGTAGTTGGAAGGGGCGTAGAGCCCCTCAGAGAGCCCCCGCAGGGGCTCAGTGAGAGGGTCAGGCAGAGCGGAAGATGTGGACACCACCCGAACTGCAGGGCTGGGCGTAGTAGCTGTCAAAGGTCAGCTCACGCCATGCACCGGTCCAGTCGATGCAAGTAACAGGCCAGGACGAATCGGCAGGGACGGAACCCAGCTCTTCAGCCAGTTCCTGGGCGTAGTCCTCACCGCTGCTGTAGCAGCCGCGGTACATCTCCCGAAATTGGTCGTAGTCGAGGACCTCGTGTTGGTCATCGCAGGCCAGGCGGTATGCCTCGACCTCGTCTGCATCCAGCACGGCTGACACACCGTCGGCGTAGGCCACCAGCTGGGACAGGTCAGGCCATTCATTGCAAGCCAGGAACGATGGAAGCCCGCAGCTGTCATGAATGGCGTACTCCTCGGCACCAGGGGTTGGACTGGTGTTCAGGACCCAGGCGATGGCCTCCTGAAGATCGTCTTCATCCACGTCGGCTTCGAGGTCAATCCAGGCGCCATGCAGGCGGCCTGAGTTGTAGCTGGCCAGACAGGCCACATAGACACCGACATCAGGGCAGCCGGTGGCAATGCAGGCCGGTCTCTTGTTGATGGTTTCAGTTGTCATGGTTGGGGTTGTGGTAGTTGACCCCACGCGCGCGTTCCAGGACTCGGTCTTGGTTCGTCACGGATCGCGCCGCACTCGCGCAAGCCTTCGGCTTGCACTCGCTTAGCGATCCGGACTCACCTGCGCCGACCTGGAATTGGCTTGGTCTGAATTGACCAATCCCAGCGGTTGGGGCTTGGTCTTGATTTTAGGCATTGCTCTACGGGTGTGTAGTTAACCCGAGGCAATGCCTTGTAGATTGTCATAATTCTTTACATTTGGTCTGGTTTATAGACCAATCCCACGCAGGCGCCGGTGAGGCAGGAGAGCCGAAGGCTCGACACGAGCGAAGCGAGTAGGGACGCCAAGGCGATGGCTGGCGTAGCCAGACAGAGCCAGACGGCGTCCCAAGCCGAACCAAGACCTGCCATGGAAAAAGACACAAGACCAATCAACCAACACCACGCCGTACACCCGTCCGCAATCAACGCCATGCACCTTCCCTTCATCCGTCCGCACGCTCGGCCAGGCACACGCTGGGCAGGTGCCGGATGGTGACGTGGGCCAGGGATCGGTTGGGAATGTTGGGCGGGTGCTCAAAGGTCCCACCGTTGGGCTTAGTGCGGCTGCCTGACGGCAGCCTTGTTTGACCCAGGCCCTGGGCCCTGTAGTGGATTTCATGTCCACTGCGTGGCAGGCCAGGGCAGGCAGGGGTGCCACCGGTTGCAGTAACGGTTGCAGCCGGCCCCGGGCAGCCCTGGCGAGCGCAGCGAGCAGGGGGTATGGGGGGTCACCGGCAACGCCCCGCGCTGGTATCACCCCCCCACCGCCCAACCCATTTCTCCCCTAGTACATCCGAACCACTACCCCATTCGGGGACCTGTTCGGGAGGTGCGGGACCAACCCCTGCCGGGGGAGTGGAGCCCGTTAGGAGAGCCGAAGGCTCGACTGCGAGCGAAGCGAGCAGGGCTTCACGGAGGAGGGAGGGGTTGGTGGGCGTTTTTCGGGTAACGAGTGGAGACAAGATTCAATAGGAACTGAAATTGCCCCTGCCCCAGGCTGGCTGCTCTACGGCGGTGGAATAATCGGACTATTCTGGCGAAGTCCAAAACCCTTCCACCCCGGGGGCTGGAAAAACCGGGGGTGGATTTAGGGCCAGTTCAGCGTGGAGGGCTGACTGAGTGAATGGTATCGAACGTCGAGAGCTACGAGAAAAAGGTTGGGAGAACTGGTCGATGACATTCCACCCGCAACTGCAGGGGTTGTGGCCCCTGGTGAAGGAGAGGGCCTTGAAGCCCATGGACGTCTGTGTGTTGACGTACTTTCTGAGCCACATGGACGTAGCGACTTCCAGGGCCGAGGTGACGACAACGCAGGCAGCGGAGGACCTTGGCATTGGTCCTCAGAACATCTCAGGGTGCCTGAACCGGTTGAGGGCTGCCCAGCTGATGGCCAAGGGCAGGAAGGGGTCGAGCTACTACTGGATGCTGAGTCCGCACATCTGGCACGCAGGTGGCTACCCGAAGTTCGGGATGCGCGAGTCGCAGTGGCGGCGCTTGCTGGAGGTCAACTGACCTGCGTTAAACTCCAACCCACCCACCCCCTGACCCTGATTTGGGTCGTGGTAGTTCCAGGTCAGGTGTCAGGGTCTTGCCAGTGGGTGGTTAGGGGTCATGTCCTAGGCATGGCTCCTTTCTGCTGGGACAATGCGTGGACCAGTCTTTGCTTCAGCGATGTATCTGACGAACGTTCAACGGTTGGCCTTGCATCTGGAGGGCACCCCTGACCCGCCACTGGCCGTTGTGCAGGCCGCTGTGACCAAGACGGGCTATGCGGGGTATGTGTGCCCTGAGTTCACACCTGCAGCCCCTGCGAGGACGACAGGGACGGGTACAGGGGGGACTGGGTCAGGGACTGGTACTGGCGGTGGGACCCATCCCTGATGCGTCAGCTGTGGGAGCCGTTACCTGAACCGCTTCAGGACTTCACCAACTTCACGGCTTACCTGTTGCGAGAACAGGGCCTGGCGGACAGTCCAACCAAGCAGCAGTGTGCTGTCACCCATTGGATGCAGCACGGACCCCGGAAGCAGCTGACGGTGGCTTACCGGGGGTTGGGGAAGTCATTGCTGGCCAGCTACTACGCCTTATGGCGTCTTCGGATGGATCCGAACGAGAAGGTGTTGGTGGTGTCAGCCACGGCGGTGAAGGCAGCTGACTTCACGCAGTTCATGTTG